ACAATCAACTGGCGCAACAAGTACAGCAGCTCACGCAACACATCACGCAGAGCCAGTACGAGGCACAGAAACAGAATGAAAACAGAGCACTCTCTGTAATCCAGCAGTTTGCGAGCGACCCCGCAAATGCACACTTTGAAGCAGTCCAAGACCGTATGTTGTCGCTTCTCCAAGCGCCGCAGGTACTAGGGGACACCAGTAATATGTCAGAGCGCGAGAAATTGCAAGTGGCATATGACACCGCTGTAAGACTTGATCCACAGTTGGCACAAAGTTTATATGCTCAACAGCAACAAAACTATGCCGCACAGAATCAGGTACAGAAAGCAAAATTAGCGGCTGTACAGGTAAGGGGAGCGCCAGGCGGCGCAATCTCTGGCCCAGTAAGTCAAACTGACCGCCGAGCTGTTATCGCAAATGCGTTACGGCAGGCAAACTTTTAAAGGGGTAAATCATGGCATACGCCAATAGCAATTACTCAGACGTTTTAGCCACTACCATTGAATCACGCTCGGGCATCGTTGCCGATAACGTGACCAAAAACAATGCGTTGCTGACTCGCCTGCGTGAGAAAGGCCGTTACAAGCCTTTCACAGGTGGTTCGACCATTCTGCAAGAATTGTCATTCCAAGCAAACTCAACAGCCATGTACTACTCAGGCGCTGAAGTATTGAACATCTCCCCAGCGGACGTGATCAGTGCAGCTCAGTTCCCGATTAAACAGGCAGCCGTAGCAGTCACTATCAATGGTTTGGAAATGCTCCAAAACAGTGGCGAAGAACAGATTATTGACCTGTTTGACGCACGTTTGGACGTTGCCGAGGCATCCATTGAGAACTTGATCTCTACTGGTATTTATTCTGACGGTACAGCCAACAACGGCAAGCAGGTCACTGGTCTGCAAGCTATGGTGGTTGCGTCTCCATCCACTGGTGTGGTTGGCGGCATCGACCGTGCCACTTGGTCATTCTGGCAAAACCAGACTTTCGACTTTTCTACCGATCTGGGCGCTTCTGCATCCAGCTCAAACATCCAGACTGGTTTTAACCGCCTGTATGCAAAGACAAGTCGCGGCTCTGATGTAGTCGATTTGATCTTGTTGGATAACAACCTGTGGGGCTTCTTCATGTCGTCTCTGCAAAACATTCAGCGTTTCCCTGGCTCGAGCAAAATGGCTGAACTCGGCTTTGTTGCTTCCAAGTACATGAATGCAGACGTTGTTCTGGACGGTGGTATCGGCGGTAACATTCCCGCAAGTACTGGCTATTTCTTGAACACAAAATACATTTTCTTCCGTCCTCATGCAAATCGTAACTTTGTTCCGATTGGTGATGAGCGTATGTCCACCAACCAAGATGCCATCGTGCGCTTGATCGGCTGGGCTGGCAACATGACTGCCTCGGGACTCCAGTTCCAAGGCGTAATGACTGAATAAGGAGCACAAAAATGGCTGATTACGTCACCGATGGAAAAATTGGTATTGATCTGACCGCTACTTATGCGAGCACATCTGCTGGTTCAACTTCATTGTTCCCTGTTACCCCTGGTACTCGGGTGAACACTTCAAACAACGGCGTGTATATGTTTGTCCGCGCCGAATCCGACATTGCTGCATATGACGCGGTGATCATGAGCACATTTGCAGACTCAGCGAGCTTGACTCCTGTTATGCGAGCAGTGCCTGTGACCACTACCAATGCTGCTGCATTGGGTTACAACATGGTTGGCTTTGCACAAAACGCTATTGCTTCTAGCTACTACGGCTGGGTTGGCATTAACGGTCTGCTCAAGGTTAACTTGTTAATTGCTTGCAATCCTAAAGTGCCTTTGTACACCACTGGTACTGCGGGTAAGCTAGACGATACAACCGTGTCTGCTGGTTACATCCAAGGTATTGTGGCTAATACATCTGCCACTTCTGCATCTGCACCATACTGCATGGTCAACAATGCAGGCTTGATGACATCTAATCCTGTCTAAGCTAGATGCCCTCTCCCCATAAAGGAGGGGGCTTTTTAATGAGTTCTGTTCCCCTAAAAATAGTTGGTAAATGTGTCGCAGAAGACGAGACACTGTTTGCCCACATGGATGCAGCTATTGCCCGAGGTTATCCACAGGTCAAGCAAGCCGAGTTAGCACATACTGGGTCTGTCCTGTTAGTGGCAAGTGCGCCGAGCGTTAGGGGTCAATTAGAGGTCATTAAAAAGTTAAAAGCAGCGGGGTCGCCCATTGTGGCGATCAAGGGCGCACACGATTGGCTTATTGCTCACGGCGTGATCCCAGACTATGCCCTAGCCATTGACCCACAAGAGCACAGAATTGCGTTTTACAAGCCGCATAAAGATGTGCATTACATGATTGCCAGCCAGTGCCATCCTGCAATGTTTGACAACCTCGCAGGGCATCAGGTCACGATATGGCATCCATACGTTAAAAAGGGGCAGAACCGGCCTCGAAACTGTATGCTGATAGGTGGCGGCACAACCTCTGGTTTGAGGGCTATATCGTTGTTTTACGTCCTTGGCTACCGTCAGTTTGAGCTGTTTGGCTTTGATTCTTGTAACACCGGCAATATGCTCAGGGTCAACGGCGAGGGTTTGAAAGACGGTGACGATTTGGTTGAGGTCAGGATTGATCCAGATGGCGAGACCTTTTACTGCAATACGGCAATGGCCTTGCAGTCTGAGCATTTTCAGACCTATTACGACTATTTGCCAGATGCTACGTTTAACGGGCATGGGCATGGATTGATTCAAGCCATTATTAAAAAACGCCAGCAAAACATGATGGAGCTGGGCGGCATCATTGATGTTAAGGCAAACCTAAACGACCGCACTTCATTTATCCATTGGGGCAATAAAGATGCAGCAAGCTGGCGCTATCGAGCCAAGATACCGGCAGCAGATTGGGCAAGTCTGAACGACCTGACTGCTGACACGTTGGTGTTTTCCAAGCCTCAAGCGCCTGAATTGATGGACATGGCTCGGGCAAAGGCTCGGGGCGCATGGGTGGTGGTGGACTTTTGTGATGATCATTTCGACTGGATGCACTACCAAGAGGCGCTACGTCTGGCTGATGCGGTGACTTGTCCGACCACCGAAATGGCAAAAAGAATTAAAGAACTGGGCAAGGATGCTATTGTCATTCCTGACCCTTATGAGTACCCCGAGATGCCACCGCACTGTAATGGGGTCAATTTGCTATGGTATGGGCATCATGTCAACCGTGAAAGCCTAAAACGCATACTGCCTGAGATTGAGGGTTATCCCTTGCGGGTGGTGTCAAACTTTGATGGTGCAATTCCTTGGTCACATGAGACCATGCTGAAAGAATTTGCCCAAGCCGATATTGTGGTGATCCCTGCCACAGCTCCTTACAAGAGCGCAAACAGGGCAATTGAGGCAATTCGCCAAGGGTGTTATGTGGTTGCAGAGCCGCATCCAGCTTTGGAAGATTTCCCCATTTACATCGGCAACATCAAAGAGGGCATCGAATGGACAACACAGCAGAACATGAACGAACTCATTTCCAAGGCGCAGAGGTTCGTGAGGGAAGAATTCTCGCCAGCAACACTGATCAACAAGTGGAAGACAGCTACGAGACGGCCTACAACCTTGGATGCGGATCAAAGAAATGGGACGGTTGGATAAACGTTGACCTGCATTCAGACATTGCAGACATCCAGTGTGACCTTAGAAAACTAGAACTGGCAACCGATTCAGCCGATGCGGTGGCTGCAATCCACGTTCTAGAACATTTCTACGAGTGGGAGGTTTACGACCTGCTGACCGAATGGAAGCGGGTTTTAAAGCCAGGCGGCAAGATGATCTTAGAGTTGCCCTGCATGGATAAGGTGTTTGCCTATGTCCACAATTGTGTGGTTAACAAAGAGCCATTACAGCCGTTTATGACCACCTTTGCCCTGTGGGGTGACCCTAAACACAAAGCCGAGGCAATGTGCCACCATTGGGGTTGGTTTCAGCGTCCTTTGAGGGATATGCTGGAGACCGTAGGAATGCAAGAAATCACATTCTGCGAACCTAAATACCATTTTCCATTTAGAGATATGAGGGTGGAATGCTTAAAGGGGTCTTGACCAACGACGAGCGCCATGAGCAGATGTCAAAAGCAATTCACTTGCCGCTGCTCAAGAAAAAAGGCAAATTCAACAACCGGCGCATGACCATTGCGTGTTACGGGCCAAGCCTTGCCGATACGTGGAAACAGCTCCAGCGCCCAATAATGACGGTCTCAGGGGCGCACGATTATCTAGTGGAAAGGGGCGTAATTCCTGATTTCCATGTGGATTGTGACCCCAGACCGCACAAAGCTCAGATGCTGAAAAAGCCTCAGAAAGAAACAAAGTACCTGATGGCCTCAGTTTGTCATCCAGACTTTTGGGAAACCCTCAAAGGAAAAAATGTTAAGGTATGGCATCTGGTGAACGGGAACGATTTTGAAACGGTGGCATGGGTCGCCCAAAATCACCCGCAGGGAATGGAAAGCCTGATAGGTGGCGGTTCAAGCGTGGGAATGCGTGCAATGAATGTTTCGGCGGCTTTAGGGTTTCGCCGGTTTGACATCCACGGCATGGATTGCTCATTTGTAAATAACCGCCACGCAGGTGCTCATACTGGCAAAGATCAGACTAAAATCATGGTCAGAGTTGGTTTGAGAACTTTCCAAACGACACAGCAGATGCTCCAAGCAGCGATTGAAATGGAAAATTTCATAGAGACGCAGGACGCTGAAGTGGTGTTTTATGGTGATGGTCTAATGCAGGAAACTGCTTTCAAACTCAGGGAATTAGCATGAAAAACGAAGTAGCAGGTTGGACAAACGAAAGCTGGATGGAAGACAACCGAGGCAAGATGGCGGTGTTTTTCTACACTAAACAGGTGCAAAACTCATTTAAGACGGCGCAGGAAAACCGCCCGATTTTTGATGAAAAGATTTTTTTAAAGAAACTTGTGCCTGGTGACTCTACATTGGTGGTCGACCGTCCAATGCGTCCGACCGATGTTGAGGATTACCCAATTGAATGGGCGCGGTTTGAGCAAAAGAAAGAAAACCGTGTCTCTGGTACTCCGCTAGATGCTTGGTCTATTTTGAGCGACACCCAAAAAGCCGAATTTAATGCTTTGCACATTTTTACGATTGATCAGTTTGCACAGCTTCCTGACTCAGTTGGCAACAAGATCATGGGTTTTAATGATTTGCGCGACAAGGCTCGCACGTTCATTTTGGCGGCAAAAGACTCTAAGTTGATGGACAACGTAAGGGCTGAGACTGAGAAAGTCATGCAGACTCAGGCTGCTGAAATTGCTCAGTTGCGTGAAATGATTAACGATTTGACTGCCAAAAAAGGCAGACCACGAAAAGAAACCGTAGAGGAATGACATGAGCTACACACTGTTGCAGTTGGTCGATCAGATGTCGGCAGAGCTGGGTCTAACCCAACCAGCGACAGTGATTGGCTCATCGAATAACCAGACCATCCAGATTCTTGCTTTGGCTAACCGGCTGGGCAAGGATTTGGTCAGAGACTTTGAGTGGCAACGTCTGGTTCAAGCATACATCTGGCAAACACAAGTTGCTGTGAGCACCACGGGAAATATTACGTCTGGATCAAGGGTCATCACAAATATCCCTACCACGGCAGCGTTGGCGGTTGGCAATGTGGTTACTGGCACTGGACAGACACCTTATGCTGAGATTTTGACAATTGACAGTAGCACGCAGGTCACGCTGAATGCGCCAGTTGCTACGTCTACATCCTCGGTTTCTATGACATTTGCCAAGCAGGACTACGACCTGCCAGGCGGGTATGACCGCATGATCTCGGATACTAACTGGGACAGGACAGACCATTGGCGCAATCTTGGCACAAAGTCATCTCAGGATTGGCAGTTCTTGCAGGGTGGCATTATCTCCATTGGCCCACGTGAACGGTATCGGATTTACAACAACAAATTCCGCATTTTTCAAGCATTGACCACGGTTTATAACTTCTCTTTTGAGTATGTATCAAACTGGTGGGTATGTGCCACAGGATCAGATCAAGGCTCAAAAGCAGCGTTTACGGCAGACACAGACACCTGTGTATTTCCTGATGACCTGATGCTTGCCGGTTTAAAGTTTTATTTTTTGAAAGCCAAGAAACTGGACTATTCAATTGAGCTGGGTGAATTTATGCGGTCGCTTTCATACTGTAAGGCGCAAGATGTCCCAGTGTCTGCAATGTCTTTAGCGCCAGTGGGCATGAACCAACTGGTTGGGCCTTGGAGCGTACAGGACGGCAACTGGCCGAGCGTTTAATGTTAAGTTCATTTGCAAAAATACCCCGCCAGCAGTCTGCCCAGACGGTGACGGTTGCTGCGCCAATTGGTGGCTGGAATGCTCGGGATGCTTTGGGCGCTATGGATGCTTTAGATGCGGTGACTTTGCAAAACTTTTGGCCTGGCACAAATTCTGTACTTTTAAGGAACGGATACACCAAGCACGCAACTGGTTTGCCTGGCACAGTCCAGACATTGATGGCATACAGTTCAGGCACATCAAATAATTTATTTGCTGCGGCTAGTACAAGTATTTATGACGTTACCTCGCCTGGCGCTGTTGGAGCTGCGGTAGTTACTAGTTTGACAAATGCTAAGTTTCAATATATCAATATGACCACCACGGCGGGGTCTTATCTGATGTGTGTAAATGGCGCAGATAAGCTCAGAATATATAACGGTACATCTTGGTTTAAAGATGGCGATGGCGTGCCTTACAACATTACTGGCGTAGATACGGCAACTTGTTCAAACATCACTTTGTTTAAAAATCGGGTGTGGTTGATTGAAACAGGCACATTAAAAGCATGGTATTTACCAATCAATTCAATTGGTGGGGCGGCAACTAGTTTGGATATGTCAAGCCTTGTACAACAGGGCGGCTACATCATGGCGGGGATGACTTGGACGCTAGATGCTGGATACGGAATGGACGATTATTTGGCGTTCATTACCTCAACTGGTGAGTTGGTGGTCTGGCGCTTAACCGATCCAACGACCCCATCTGGCATTTCTATGATTGGTGTTTACTCTATTGGCGCACCCATTGGGCGCAGATGTTGGACAAAATTCGGTGGAGACTTGCTGATCATTACACAAGATGGCGTAGTGCCTATGAGTGGTTCATTGCAGTCATCTAGGCTTGATCCAAGGGTTTCCATTACAAATAAGATTCAGTACGCCATGAGCGTGGCTATATCGACCTACGGGGCTAATTTTGGGTGGCAGTTGTTGTATTACCCTAAAGAAAATCAATTAATTTTAAATGTGCCAATTCAGACGGGACAAGAGCAGCAATATGTGATGAACAACATTACAAAAAGCTGGTGTAATTTTACCGGCTGGGCTACAACGTGCTGGGAATTGCACCTTGATGACCCCTATTTTGGGGGCGATGGGTTTGTGGCGCAGGCATGGGATGGCAACACAGATGACACATCTAACATTAATGCGTTTGGTTTACAGAGCTTTCAAACGTATGGCACAGCCTTGCAAAAGCAATGCAAGATGATTCGTTACCACCTCCAAACAGATGGTTCGCCAGCAGTGTTTGGCAATGTTAATGTGGATTACAACTTAGCAGACGAATCAGCTCAGCTTAACTTTTCTACATCTCAATACGGGATATGGGATACAGGAACATGGGATGCTTCAGTATGGGGCGCTGGACTTGTGCCAAGCGCAGATTGGCAAGGGGCTACAAGTATTGGATATTCGTTTGCTCCGCTGATCAAAACAGCCACGCAGGGCATACAATTGCAGTGGGTCGCAACCGATCTGGTATTCGAGGGTGGCGGTGTCCTTTGAGTTAATTACCGATCATTCAGCAGGTCATTGGACGGCTGAACAGACAAAAGGTAAGTATTTTGAGGCAAACAGCCAATCAATCGGATTGAAACAAAACGGCGAGTTTGTTGCCGGTGTGATTTACGAGAATTGGAATGGACGGTCAATCATTTGCCACATTGCCATTTCTGGTCGGTTGACACCGAGATACTTGGCGGTGATTTTTGACTATCCATTCAATGCTTGTGATGTCAAAAAAATTATTGTTCCAGTAGATGCAACAAACTTAAAAAGTGTCATCTTGGTTGAGAAAATGGGTTTTACAGAAGAAGCCCGAATCAAGGACGGCATGGCTGATGGAGACATGATTTTGTACACATTGGCAAAAGAAAATTGCAAATATTTGGGGGAACGATATGGGAAAAACTGTAAGCCAACCAGCAGCACCTGATTATGTAGGCGCAGCCAAAGAACAAGGTGTGGCAAACTTAGAATCTGCCAGAGCTACGGCAAAGCTATCCAATCCAAATACCTACACGCCATATGGTACTCAAACAGTAACTTATGAGGGCGATATTCCTACAGTTACGCAAACGCTGACACCTACGGCACAAAAGACTTTAGAGGCGCAGCAAGGCGTTCAATACTCACTTGCCAACCTTGGACAACAAGGTGCAGACACTGCCAGCAATGTGCTAGATAAACCGTTTGACTTTGGTGGGCCTGCGGTACAGACCTCATTGGATACTAGCAATGTTGCCAAGATGCCGGTCAATGCAGGCATGACTGGGCAAGAAGCAATCATGCAGCGGCTTGAACCATCGTTGGCAAGACAGCGAGTAAGTACAGAAACTCAATTGATTAACCAAGGGTTACGACCAGGCACTGAGGCTTACAACAACGCTATCCAGCTCCTTGGACAGCAAGAAAACGATGCAAGAACACAAGCGGTTACCCAAGGTCTTAACCTTGATATTGGCGCAAATGCTCAAGGCTTTAACCAAGCGGTTCAGCAAGGTCAGTTTGGCAACACTGCACAGCAGCAGGCTTTGGCTGAAGCGATCACACAACGTCAATTGCCGCTGAATGAGATCACGGCGCTAATGTCTGGCTCACAAATTCAAAATCCGCAATTTGGTGCTTACCAAGGCGCTACGGTACAACCAGCGCCATTGTTTGAAGCAACCAAAGCTCAGGGTCTGTTTGACGCAAATACATATAACCAACAGGTTGCACAAGCTAATGCTGCTACAACAGGTATGTATTCATTGGGTGGTGCTGCATTGGGTGCGCCCAAAGGTACATTCTCTGACCGCAGATTGAAATCAAATATTGTCAGAATTGGCACTCACCCAATAGGCGTGGGAATTTACGAATACGACATTTTTGGTGGTCGTCAGATTGGCGTAATGGCGCAAGAGCTGATGGAAGTAATGCCAGAGGCAGTACACCAGCATTCAAGCGGTTACTTAATGGTTGATTACGGGAGACTTTGATGGTTGATGTAAATTTATCCCCATACACCGCTGAACAGCAGGCAATGGATCGCCGCCGCAAAATGGCAGAAGCGATGCAACAACAAGCCGTTGCCCCAATTGAAATGCCGACTGTGCCAGGTGCAAAAGTTAGCCATTTACAAGGGTTGGCAAAGTTATTGCAAGGCTACATTGCTGGTAAAAATCTTGATAGAGCAGATCAAGAACAAAAAGATTATGAAAATCAAGTGTCAAGAGAGACGGCACACTTGTTGAGCAATTTGGGTCAGTATGAGACTGTAAAAGGAGAGCAAACTTCTCCTGCTGTATCTGCTGAAATTATTCCTGCTGTAGAAAATCAAGAAAACCTTGATAGAAAAAATCTTATTCTTTATAACGTTTCACATAGAACAAATCAAACTCCCAGTATAGGAATGGTAAACAATGGCACAAGATTAGACGAAAGCGGTGAAAATACATTTATGCCGTCTAGCGTTACTGGTCAACAAATAAGGGACGCAAATGATTTGCCTAGATATACATCCGAAGAACAAATTAAAACCCCAGCAAAACCAGCTACATATGCTGCAGATCGCCAAGAACCTGTATTAAATGCAAGTTATTTAGACCCTACTAATCGTAATGCTTATAAAACTGGACAAGTCAAACAAATGCTAATGCAAGTTTTGATGCAGCAAGAAGCACAAAAGCAAGCTGCGGCATTAAGAAAGCAAGAAGCAGAGCAAGCAATTCATGCGTTTAATCCAGAGCAAAATGTTGGCACGATTGTTAATAGTAGATATGTGCCGCTTATTGAAGGCAAACCAAAAATAGAATATACGAAAGTCGAAACGCGTGATCCTGTAACAGGGCAACCAATTATTAAATATGTTGATAAAACTCAATTAGGCGCATTAGGAAATATTTTAGCGCCGTACACTGGCATGATTGCTGATTTAATGCAGGCTCAAGATTTACCTGCCGCAATAAAAAATAACCCAGATGCATTGAGGTTAATTGGCGGTTTCTTAGGTAAACAAGGTGGGGATGTTACGGCTGCTGATTTTGCTAAAGTGATGATTAGCTTAGACGAAACCAATGCTCGACTGAGATATGAAGGCATTTCTCCAGTATCAACTAATATTGTAAAAGGCAAAAATATCATGATCCCATCTGTGGATTTACCACCTAAAGGAACTCCATTAGAAATTGGCAAGGTATACAACACTTCTAAAGGGCAAGCTCGCTGGAATGGGAATAAACTCGTTACCATAGATTAAGGATTAAACATGGCTGAATTTACTTTAGAAGAAGCATATGGTATGCCAACGGAAAAACCAAAAACAAAGGTTAATCCTGCGTTGGTCAAAGCATTAATTCCCGCAAATCAACCTATTGTTGCAAATGATTTGCCTACCGCTGGAATGTCGCCCAAAGATCAAGCGGCATATCGTTTGAATGAAGCTAACAGAAAAGCAGCGGCTCAAAGCGAATCGGAAAAAATAAAACCTATTCCAGAAAAAATGAGTTCAGCAATTTTGCAGAATCATCAATCTATAAATAAGTTAGATGATGCACTTGACCTATTGGAAGCAAACAAAAATGCTGTAGGGTTAAAAGGTAATTTAGGACAATTTTTATTAAATAATTTAGACCCTAAAGGAATTGACGCAAGAGCTGCTATTGCTGATATTGGATCAATTGTTTTGCATGATCGAAGTGGTGCGGCTGTATCAAATACGGAAGGTTCTCGACTTCTTCCATTTATACCCACGCCATCAGATACTTATGAAGCGGCAAAAAATAAATTAACAAGAATGCGTAAATATGCCGCTGAAGAACAGGATGCTTTAAAAACTACGTATAGCAAAGAACAAGGATATAAAGAACTTCCTAATTTACCGGCAAGAGTTGGAATAAATAAACCGCCAGTTGGTGCGCCACCTGAAGCCAAAAAAGCCCCAGATGGCAAATGGTATTCGCCTGATCCAAGCAGACCTGGCAAATATTTACAGTGGGGACAATGATATGGCTGGCAAACCTGTCGAACATGACCCTTTTGTTACGCAATCAGGCGGCATACCTGTTGAGCATGATCCTTTTGCGCCTCAAAAACGATCATGGATGGATGTTGCTGGAGAATCGTTAACTAATATACCTACAAGTGCTGCGGCATTAGCTGGCAATCTTTATGACGTAGCAACAGACCCAATTCAAGCCGCAAGAGGCATGGGAAGAATGATTGTTGGCGGCACAGAAAAATTGATGGGTGAGCCTTATTTTGATACCTCAAGTGGTCGAGCAGTTCGTGAACAAGGTAAAGCGGCATTAAGCAACGCTGGAGAATATTTTAAAAACCGTGCTGGTAGTGAAGAAGCAATTAAAAATACACTAGCTACCGACCCTGTGGGCGCTGCGGCTGATTTGTCTGCGTTATTAAGTGGCGGCAGTACGTTGGCGGCAAGAATGCCTATGTTGGCAAAAGCTGCGCCTGCATTAAGAACATGGGCAAGTGTGACTGATCCTTTGAATTTGGCGGCTAAAGCTGGCGGCAAAATGTATGACCTTGCTGGCGTATTGACCAAACAAGGTTTGGGTCTAAAAACAGGCGTAGGAACAGAACCAATAACTCAAGCAGTGCAAGCTGGTCGAGAAAATAATCCTGCGTTTATTAAAAATTTGCGCGGTGATGTGCCTGCAATTAATGTTTTAGAAGATGCTAAAGCTAACCTTGCACAAATAAATGCTGACAAACAGCAAGCCTATCGGTCTGGCATGGTTAACATTAAAAATGATAAGTCTGTGCTTGATTTCATAGGAATTGACAAAGCATTAAAAGACGCTGAGGGTGCGGCTTACTTTAAAGGTAAAGTTATTGACGAAACTTCTGCATCTGTATTAGATAAGATGAAAGCCAAAGTAGCAAATTGGAAAAATTCAGACCCTGCTGAATACCACACTCCAGAAGCTATGGATAAATTAAAACAAAGCCTTTGGGAAGATTTTGGCAAATTAGGCCAAGAAGAAAAAGAAGCATATTCATTGGGTAAGCAAATTTATGATTCTGTTAAAACAGAAATTAGTAAACAAGCGCCTGAGTATGCAAAGGTAATGAAAGAATATACCGATGCAAGCGATTTAACTAAAGAAATTGAGCGTTCATTGTCTCTTGGCCATAAGGCATCTGCTGACACCGCAATGCGTAAACTTCAATCGTTAATGAGAAACAACGTAAACACAAACTACGGTCAACGACTCAATCTTGCCCAACAATTAGAAAGCGCCGGTGGCAGAGATTTAATGCCTGCTTTGGCTGGTCAGGCTATGGGTGATTGGACACCAAGGGGCATCCAAAGGGCTGCGGCAGGACTTGAGGGCATGGGTGCTTATGCAATTGGTGGCCCCGCATTGGCGGCTTTAGATGTAGCATCGTCATCACCAAGATTAATGGGTGAGGCATCATACAAATATGGTCAACTTGCAAATGCTTTAAATCAAGGCAAAAAAGCAGTTTCTAATGCAGTGCCAATGACGGCAAAACAAGCTAGATTAGCGGCTCTTTTAGGGTCACAATCTAATCCATACGCAATTGGGGGACAGCAATGAGTTACGCCCTTGTTGCTTTGTTTTTAATCCTTGAAATATGAGATTGATTTACGCCATATTTAGCAGCAAGTACGGATTGTATTTCCGTGCTGGCGCAAATCATGGCAATGTCGTCATCAGTCAATCTTCCATTCCAATGATTCAGTCCATAGTTATGACGGCGTTTTTTTGCGGTGTCTGCGTTGTTTTCGGCTTTTGTGCCTATTTGAAGATGGTCGGGGTTTACGCATGGCGCGTTATCGCATTTGTGCATAATTATTTTGCCATCAGGTATTTGACCTACATAAAGCTCATAAGAATAACGATGAGCTCTAACAGTTTTGCCGCCAGCAATCATAAAAATTCCATACCCATAACCATTTTTAGTCCCTTTCCAAACCCAGCATTTGTCGGTTTTTTGAATTTTTGCCTCAAAAGCATCTTTTTCAGATACCCCCAAATGATCGTGCAAAGTTTTAGAATGCCAGGCTTGTTTGTAATGTTTGCTACAAAGTTGGCGAGCCACAGATGGCAAGGCGCAAACAGAACACAAAATCACCGTTTTTACTTGATGGCCCATAAATCCTCTTGTAAAAACATCAATTATATGCCCTTTCAATGGAGGTGGCTACTGTGAGTTACAATGGTTCGGGAACATTCCAAATAAACACATCTGGTCAACCAGTAGTCACAGGCACGGTCATATCCTCGACCGCTTTTAACGCCCTTACAGCAGACTTGGCAACAGGTCTGTCCACGGCTATCACAAAAGACGGTCAGACGGCTACAACGGCTCGCATACCGTTTGCTGCGGGTATCAGCTCTACACTGGTCACAGATTCATCTAGCACGGGTACAGGATCAATTATTACGGCTGGTGGGGTAGGTATAGCCAAGGCGCTGTATGTGGGTACTACGGCTAACGTGGCGGGTGCTGTGACCCTTGGCGGCGTGGCGACCTTTAGCGCACAACCGATATTTTCTAGTTTGACGGCATCAACGGCAGTGGCAACAGATGCGTCCAAAGGTCTTGTTAGCGTCACCAATACAGGCACTGGCAATAACGTGCTGGGGACTGGGCCAACAATATCTTTGCCTGTCATTGACAACATTAAGATGGGTTACGCCACCACTGCTACGGCGGCGGGTACGACTACTTTGACCGTGGCAAGTAACTACCGTCAATTCTTTACAGGTTCTACTACGCAAACCGTTGTTTTGCCTGTAACTAGCACTTTGGTGACTGGCATTGCTTATGAAATTGAAAACAATTCGACTGGGTTGCTAACGGTTAATTCGTCTGGTGGTAATTTGGTGGGAACAATACCCGCAGGCGTTTGTGCTCATGCGGTTTGTATTGGTACTACGTTAACCACTGCCGCCGATTGGGATTGGGATTACATCTCAAACACATCAATCACTGGCACAGGCTCTGCTGTATTGGCTACTTCGCCAACAATCACAACGCCAACCATTGACACTATTACATCAGCCGCAGCAACTGCGCTGACATTAAAAAGTGCTGGTACAACAGCTCTCACAATAAGCACAAGTCAAGCGGCAACTTTTGCAAGTACGGTGGCTGATTCGGTGGCAATTTTAAGGCCATTGGTTTCTGGCACTGCGGTTGCATCTACCAGTGGGACGAGTATTGACTTTACAAGCATCCCATCATGGGTGAAGCGTATCACTGTGATGTTTAATGGTGTCAGTACAGGTAGCAATTCAAATTTTTTAATTCAAATAGGCTCTGGTTCAATTGTAACTACTGGTTATGTATCGGGGGCGGTCACAGTTCAATCAGCCGCAATTAGCTCTGCGGCAGTAACAAGCACTACTGCTTTTGTTGTTGCAACTGCTGGTAATGTGGCATATTTATGGACTGGAACAGTTCAGTTGGTCAATCTTACTAGTAATACTTGGGTTGAATGCGGTATGTTGGTTAATACAACTGGAGATCGAAGTACCAATAGTGGTGGAACACTTGCTCTTGGTGGTGCGCTTGATCGAGTTCGTATTACTTCTGTAACACCAGATACTTTTGATGCCGGAAGTGTAAATATCTTATATGAATAAGGAAACATCATGACACACAGAATCGTGGTTAACGTAGAAACAGGCGTAGTCACTCAAGTTGAATACACACCTGAAGAGCAAGCAGTGCATGATGCGGCAGTGGCGGCGCAAGAAGCTGCGGCGGTTGTGATAACGCCGCCCGTTGAGCCCGTGGTTGAGACACCACCAACTGAGCCTGCACCATGAGTGACGAACTTGAATTAGATTTTGCGGTGCATGAGGCCATCTGCGCCCAGCGGTATGAAGCCATTCAAAAGACTTTGGCTGACGGCGACAAGCGCATGACCAAGATTGAATACTTGCTGTATGCACTGATGGTTTGCGTTTTGTTTGGCCCTGGCGTTGCCGGTGAGTTTGTCAAAAAGCTATTGGGGCTGTAAATTGATCCTTTTACACTTGCACTTGCCGCCATTGCTGCAATCAAGCAAGGTGTGGCGCTGTACAAGGATGCAAAGTCGGTCGCTAAAGATGTCACCTCCATCACAATGGAGATTTCTGGTCACATCGGTAAATTCTTTGATGCCCATGAGCAAGTCAAAGCCGCAGCAATTGAACAAAAGAAAAACCCGCCAAAGGGTAAATCACTAAAGGCACAGGCATTAGATAACATTTTTCAAGAGATGGAGTTAGAGCGCCAAGCCACTGAGTTGAGAGAATTGTTAATTTACGGCGTAGACCCAGCTTTAGGGGCGGTATGGTCAAGGTTTCAGGATGAGTTTGAAAGATTGCAAGCTGAACAGGAAAAGGAAAGGTTAGCGCAAGAGGCCAAGGAAAGGGTAGCGTCATGGCAACGGCGAAGAATGCTAAACCAACTACAAGACAGGGCGCTAATAATCGGGGCGGTGGCGATAGTTTTTATATACCTCCACCTGATGTTTTACGCAATCAGCCAGATGAGGATAGCGAAATGGGGTTCTTGATTTCTCTAATTGCAATGGTGGCTGTGTTTGGTGTGCTTTTACCTTTGATGGCAATGTTGTATTTTGACATTTTGGAAGTTAGAGAGCAGACCAAACACCAGCAACAAGTCATTCAAAGAATGATCAACGAAGCAAAGGACAAACGTGATGCAAATAGACCCGAGTGATACAACCGCCAAACACTTTATTTATTATTTTGCATGGTTCTGGTCGGCAACCTCAGTTATTTACTTTTTTTGCGTGACGTTCATCCCGTTGCCAGAGGGCGGTCGAGACTTTGCCAACATCATCCTTGGATTCTTGCTGGGTACGGCGGTCGCAACGATTATTTCGTTCTTTTACGGTTCAAGCAAGTCAAGCAAGGACAAAACTGAAGCAATGATGAAAGCAGATGATGTTAAACCTGTTTAACCCGTGGATATGGATTGGTGTATTGTTTGTAATCTTGGGCGCGGCTACGGCTGGATACTCAAAGGGTGAGAATGATGAACTCATGCGCCAGCAAGCTGAGATTGCCGCATTAAATGCCGAGGCTAGACAAAAAGAGCAGGCGCTGATTGCTGCGGTTAATGTCCAATCAAACCAACTACAGAAAGCAAATCAAAATGCAAAACTTTTACAGCAAAAGCACAATGCTGATATTGAGTCTGGGATGCTCAAGTTGCGGATTGCTGTCAAAGCCTCCGACTGCCCCGTACCAACCTCCGCAGATGCCAGCGTTACCAGTGGAGCTGACCTCAGAACCGCCACAGCCGAACTTGACTCAGAGACTTCTAAAGCTCTTATCGCCCTCACCAGCGAAGGAGACACCGCCATTAGAAAACTTGCAACCTGTGTCGCCCTCTATAACGAAGCCCGTGAAACCTTAAAAGGCCAAAAATGAACCTTACGCCAAACTTTACTCTTGAGGAATTAATCCACACAGACCATCGTCAGTTTGACAATATGCCTGATGCTGATGAATTGGTTAATCTGTACCGGCTGGCTGACTTTTTGGAGCAGGTCAAGGTCGTGCTGGGTGGCAAACCCATAATTATCAATTCTGCATTTAGGTCAAAAGCCGTTAATGATGCCGTAGGATCGTCTGACAAGTCACAGCATAGGCGTGGGACAGCTTGCGATTTTAGAGTGCCAGGCATGACCCCTGATGAGGTTGTCAAGGCTATTATTGAATCTGACTTAGCTTACGATCAAGTAATTAGAGAGTTTGACCGCTGGACACACGTTTCAATCCCCAATATTGAAAATGCTGAACCCCGCAACATGGCGCTGATCATTGATAAACAAGGCACAAGGATGTTTGCTTAATCGGCAAAAATGTAAAGCAACAGGACAATCCCGCCAATGCCAATAAGTGCGCCGACCGCCATGACTAGGATGGTAATAAACACTTCCATTACGTGTTTTTATCCTTGAGTTTGGCTTCAATGGCTTGCCCGTATTCATTCCATCCATGATGTAGTGTTACAAGTTCACTACGCTCCTCCCCCGTCAGTCCTACCCACGTGCGCTGTGGAGGGGTGACTCTTACCATGTGCTTTAGCCAATCAGCCTGAAACCACTCATCTTGCCCGTTAATCCTGACACATAAGTCTGTGTGATGTGCGTGCTTCAGACGATCAATCAAGCGTTGAATGGAATCCACTTGAAGCGAGTTAATGTTTTTGTCAGTCAACAGCCACGCTACAGGCTCTTGCTGTGTCATATCAACTCCCGTTGAATAGGCACAAACCGCCATTCACGCTCTGCCCTGCCAGACTTTGACTTGGTGTTATTGCCGGTCAGCTCCACCATACCCAATCTGGCAAGCTCAGGCAGCCGCCTGGCTACCTGATTCCCATCTAGGCCGGTAAGCTCTGCAATACCGTCCTTTCCTCGCACACCAAATCGCTGTAGGCAATCCACAATCTGCTCAAAGTGCTGATCAGCAAACGTGACCTGAGCTGCGGCGGCGTGGCTAGTCACTGGATCAAGTGACCGTGCTCGATTAAAAAGGGATACTGGTGTCATCATATTTACCCTCTGGCTTATTTGTCTTTTCCTCCAAGTCATAGCAATTTGCCCATCCTGTCCAGCCACCATCTGCCAAAGGTATGGTGTCTAACTTAATTTTAAAATTTTCGCCATCTTCAAACAAGCTGCCAATGGTCTGGTAGCGTTTCTTTTCCTGACCGTCTTTGTTGGTGTATGTGCCAGTTATGACAACAATGTTTTTAATCTTTTTCATGGAAGGCTTTCAAGTTGTTGAATTTTTAGGTCTACGTCACCCAAGAATTGGATAACTGAATTCTCAAGCAGATTAACCATTTCGGGGTCATAGTTAATACGCTTGATGAATAGCTGATGTTTTTCTGGTAATCGAGGATCGAAACTTACAAAGTCAGACCAAGGGCGGTCGGCACAGGCCATTTGCCACATCATTTGCGTAATGTATTTGGCTGGCACAGTTCGACTTAACAGCGTTTCAATGTGCGTAGCAGTGTTTGGGCATTTGATCTCCACCATTCCCTCATTAGCCAGGCCATCAGGAGAAGCGCCACACATGGGAATCCAAGGGTGGTCTATAAACCCCACCTCTGTTACCAAGATGTCCATTCTGGCCTCATAAGCGGCGCGGGCAAATTCTTCCTGATCCGTTCCCCAAGACATTGCTGCGTTACTGAAAGACTCGGCAGGCTTACCTGTTAACCTTTCACAAACCAATTGGGCTAGGTAGTTCTCGCGGCTGGCGCTTGGCCCTGATTTGGTTTTGGCAATGATGTCTGCTACACGGCTTGCGGTGACCTTGCCGCATCGGGCGGCAAACCATTCTTCAGTTCGTTGTTCCATTTTCATCCTTTGTAATTGAATATCTTTCTTTAAGCATGGCAAATGCTATTGCATACGAGCAACCCGCATACTCATCAAACTCCATATCTGTTTCATCTAATGACACTAAGGCTTGCATAGCTTTTGCCGCAAAATAATCCATCAACGTCATGCCTGTCAGGTCTGACTTGTGTGGATTAGGAAATGCGTGTGGGTTGGTTGGTTTGTTAAATTCATTCACTTGGCTAACTCCTTAGACAATGAGGCTTCTAATTGCGCTTTTTTAGCGTCTTTTTTGGCAATGACTTTAGCTTGCCATGCCTGTTCGCCGTTTGTGGCCTTGTAGGCCGCCTTATAGGTTTCTTGAAGCTCTTTAACCGTGGTCACTTCATCCATTGCCGCCATCAGGTCAGCAATTTGGTTTTCGTTGACCGTGGACTTGATTTCGGTGCGGCGGCTGGCTGCTACACCGTCATCATCAACCGTGGCAAGACCGGTGGCGGCAAGCAAACTGTATCTCCGCGCATAAGTCAACGCACTACCAAAACCCATTGCATCATGTTTGCTAGCAGGAACGTGCAGCATTCCGCATTCCATGACTTCGCCACTTTCGTGGACAAACACGGTCTCCACCATCACGCCATCTTTGCATTCAAAGGTACGCTGCATGAGGGCTATGCCATTGGCGTTTAAAGCGTCTACAACAGCTTCCACGCAATTAGCCAGGTCAGCGTACTTGGATTTGAAATGCGGGTTTGTGGACGTTTTGAGCGCAGGGCCAAAGGCACGTTGAGCTTTGACAAAGGCCGCGGCAATGTTTTTTCCAATTGGTGTTTCCATGATTACCTCTTAATAAAATTTTGGGCCACAGGTCACATCCACCAGCGTCTCGGCGGTGTAACCATTAATTTTGCGTTTACCGTAAATCGTGATGGCTCGCAGGCCATTCTTTTCGCATTGTTTGATTGCGTCTATGACTTCATTCCTGCCCATTGGCTGAATGTTTTTGTCCATGACCAGTTTTTGGTCTGTTTCTGGGTCAAAGGCGCAAGCTGTCATCAACAGTAAAAATAAATATCGCATCAGGGTCTCCAAATAAAAAGGTCAAGCAAAACCACCACAATGGCGGCGGCTGAAACAACCCACAAGGCAATTTGTGACCAGTCTGTCGGTTTGGTGTATTTTTCAATGTCAAACATGGTTATTCCTTATACGCACAAAGGTGCAAATTCACGTTCAAGGGCTGATATAACGGTGGCTGACAGCACGTTATAGAGTTCTGTTGTGCCAAGGTAGGCGTGCCACAAATTGCCGGTAACTGGGCAAAAGTAGCAATCTAGGGGTTTGGTTAAGTCGCCATGTTCAACAACAAGGTGCTCAAGACCTTGGTCAATCATGATGCGTGCGTCTAAGGCGGGAAGGGTTGCAATGTGTTTCATATTTACTCCTAAAAGACCCTATGCGAAATTGCTGGGGCATGGGTGCATTGTTAAGGATAATTAACAACCATGCAAGCAATTTGTTAAGTACCTGACTGTTTTGTGGGGACTATGTTGTTTATTTGCCTTAACATACAATACTGCTATGACAAAAGATCAATTAGTCCATCTCGCAGGCTCACAGACTGAGCTTGCCAAAATTCTTGGCATCAATCGGGCGGCGGTCTGCCAGTGGAAGACTGTGCCAGAGCTGAGATTGCGGCAATTGAAAGATTTGCGACCACTGTGGTTTGTGGTGTAAGATTGTTTGAAACGTGGCTAGGGTAGCTCCCGAAAAGACGATTCTTCACCGTCCTGCCAATGTTTCTCATGTGAAGATGACCAATGAAGTAAGGTTGTTATGCACTTTTATCAATTTCATATTGGCGACTACAAATCGCATACCCACCACTTAAATTTGTTTGAGGACTTGGCTTTTCGCCGGTTGCTTGATTACTATTACTTGCATGAAATACCGATAAAACAGCGGGACATTGCTCGCCAGATTGGTATGCGTGACAACGAACAGGAAGTTCTGAGTGTGCTTAACGAGTTCTTTGTTTCTACCGATGTGGGTTTTATAAACCCCCGTGCTGACGCGGAAATTGTTAAATATCGCAAGTTTTCAGACGATGGGAAAAAAGGGGCGGCAAAGCGGTGGCATAAGGATACCAATGGGGAGGCTAATAGCCCCCCTAATGCCACCCCAATAGCAACCAATAACCAAGAACCAATAACCAATAACCAATTAAAAACATATATATGTCCACCTGACGGTGAACCTGATTCACCAAAAAAGTTACCAGGCTGCGACCACAAGGCAGTCATTGAGCTTTATCACCAGAACCTGCCCACAATGCGTAGGGTAGAAGTTTGGAACGAAACAAGGGCTGGTTACCTGCGACAGCGATGGCGGGAAGTGGCGGCAGAGCTGGCGCAAGCAAACGACATTGATGCCAATGATGTGCTTAACTGGTGGGGACAGTTTTTCCAATCTGTCAGCAAATCCAGATTTTTGACTGGCAGGGTCAACGGCAAAGATGGTCGGGCATTTGTTGCCGACTTGGAATGGATTTTAAAACCAAGCAATTTTGCAAAAATCGTGGAGGGAAAATATCATGGCAATAACTAATTTCACCCAGCAAAAAGATGATTCTTTTGATGAAATTCAGCGTTTAATGTGTTCAGTATACGGCTGCCCAAATCGCTGGTCAGTTCATTCTGACGGCGATAAACCGAAATGTTCAAAGCACCAATGGCAAAGAATTGAGAAAAAACCTGCTGTCCAAAGTTGGCATGAGGTTGGGGAGGAGTTTTGAATGAGTTGGCTCTTTTCGCAGGCGCTGGTGGAGGAATACTTGGCGGCAAGCTCCTTGGATGGCGAACAGTCTGCGCCGTTGAGTGGGAAGCCTACCCCGCAAGCGTACTGTGCGCCCGACAAAATGACGGTCTTCTCCCGACTTTCCCGATTTGGGATGACGTTTGCACCTTTGACGGACATCCTTGGCGAGGAATTGTCGATGTTATCAGTGGTGGCTTTCCATGTCAGGACATTAGTGCCGCAGGAAAAGGCGCAGGAATTGATGGAGAACGATCAGGAATGTGGGGAGAAATGGCAAGGATCATTTGTGAAGTACGACCCAGATACGTCTTTGTGGAAAACTCACCAATGCTTACTTCTAGGGGACTTGGAAGAGTTCTTGGAGACTTGGCCTCAATGGGGTTTGATGCGAAATGGGGAGTGCTGGGAGCAGCAGACGTTGGAGCGCCGCATCAGCGGGACAGAATCTGGATTGTCGCCAAATGGTGTAAACAGCTTCCACACACCCAACACAACAGGATTAGACGGTGGGAGCAACAGCAGGAAAGCCCTAAAAAAGAAAATGGACTTGTGGCCAACCCCTGTGCATTCGGAAGCCAGACAGGGCTTGCAGATACGCAGAGAGGGCAAAAAAGGGACGCAGACAAGTCTCAGCACAGCAGTTCTGACCTGGCCAACCCCAAGAGCAGCGGACTTCAAGGGAGCAACAAGTGCGGAAGCCATGAGCAAAGCAGCAGCAAGGGGATTCAGTCCGAATTTGCCAGAAGCTACGGCAGCGTCAGTAGGTGGTGGTCATCTGAACCCAACGTGGGTCGAGTGGCTGATGGGGTGGCCGCTAGGGTGGACAGACTTAAAGCCATTGGGAATGGACAAGTCCCTTTGTGTGCGGCAACAGCATGGAGAATCCTAAGTGAATCATGAACGACTTGTTGCAAACTCCATCCTTGCCCGACTCAAAGACGGCGAAGAATTTAGCCAGTCTGTCATCCGAACAGCGTTACGAGATGCTGGAGACCTTGCGCCAGACCGAGGCCAAGGACTGGATCAGGCGGTACAGGAAGAAGATACGGGAACACGGCAAAGCCGCAGCATCAGCTTGGTGGCTGCAAACCTTATCAGACGTAGTAGAGCGGCGTGGGCAGAAAGCTGCTGATGACTTACGGAGACGCATGAATGCGATACGCAGCTAAGGTGGACAGTAATCAAGATGCCATTGTGAGCACGTTAAGGGCTGCTGGCGCTTATGTTTGGATCATTGGCTTGCCGGTTGATCTTTTGGTGGGGTATGGCAACCATACATTCCTTGTGGAAATCAAACGTACCGCTAAAAGCCGTTTTACACCGTTACAACGAGACTTTTTTGAAAGTTGGTGCGGAGGTACTTTGGCAAGGATTGACAGCCCTGACGGGGCTTTAAAAATGATTGGGGTGCTGAAGTGAGAAGCCTTGAGCAAAACCGACTAATGTGGGCAAACCTTGAGGACATTGCCCAGCAAGTAATCTGGCACGGTTTAAAGTTGGACAAGCACGAATGGAAAGACGTATTGACGGCGGGACTAAAAAAACAAAAGATTGTGCCAGGCATCGAGGGCGGTTTTGTGGTCATTGGCGCAAGAACCAGCAAAATGACCGTGGCAGAAATGAACGAGCTGATTGAATTAGCCGTAATGTTTGGCGCACAGCAAGGCGTTAAATTTCGAGCTTTGGAGGAATAAAAAAAGGGATCGGCACAAGGCCGACCCAAAGTGATCACCGCAAGCATAGAAAATCGGCAACCAAAAAGAAGTTTACCCATGTTTCAAAAACATCAATACGTAAGGTCAAAAAAGCTGTTAAAGCTGGTGGCGGGGCTTGAATGCCAGTCCTGTGGGTCGGGCAACATGGTGCAAGCCGCACACGCAAATTGGGGCGGCGGCAAAGGGCGAGGGATTAAGGCTGATGACAATCTGGTGGCTGCGCTATGCCTGAAATGCCATTACGAGATCGACCAAGGCAAGGATTTGACCAAAGAACAGCGTCAACAAAAGTGGTTGCTTGCCCATGTAAATACGGTAGCCAGACTGCAAGAATCTGAACAATGGCCTGTTGACGTACCGACTCCTACGTTTACAATAGAGGCGCAGTTGTCTCCTTTAGAGGGTCTGTGACCCTCTTTTTTTGGAGCTAACACGCATGGGGATTGCTCACTGTTTAAGCTGATGAGGCCAACCAGTCCCCATACTTGTTGGAATGTTAAGCCTGCATTCAAGGATGTTGACGCAAAATGTTTTCTGGCTTTCCATTTTGCTTTGTTGAAAACCAAATTGAGTTCCAGCAGCCATAAGGAATAGTATGAAAAAAGACGTTGCCGACTTTATTTCCACAATGTTTCACAGCTCTACCGTGACGCATTTCATGCACTTAGCCACTGACTCATTTTCAGTTCATATGGCGCTGGGGGCTTACTACGTTGAGATTGTTGACCTGGCTGACCAGTTCGCCGAGGCTTACGCAGGGTGCTACGAAAAAATCAAGGACTTTCCTGAAAACTTTCACAACGCCAAAGACCCTGTTAAGTACCTGACCAGTATCAAGGAATACGTTTACAAGAACCGAGAGGCATTGCCAGACGACACCCAGCTCCAGAACATTGTGGATGAGATAGCGGCGCTGATTGACACAACCCTGTACAAGTTGACCCTCAAATGATCAGGATATTTGCCGGTTACGACCCAAGAGAGGCTATTGGCTACCATGTGTTTTGCCAGAGCCTGATTGAGCGCAGCAGTGAGCCGGTCGCCATAACACCGTTGTACGGTACACAGAGAGACGGCACAAACGCATTTACCTATCAGCGGTTTCTTGTACCCTACTTCACCAAGTTCAGCGGCAAGGCAATATTCCTTGACGCAAGCGATATGCTGATGCTGGCAAACATTGACGACCTAAGCAAACTATTTGATCCGACCAAGGCGGTGCAGGTGGTCAAGCACGAATATCAGACCAAGCACCCAAGGAAATATATCGGTACACCAATGGAAGCAGCGAATCGGGACTATCCCCGAAAGAACTGGTCAAGCTTAATACTTTGGAATTGCGAACACCCAAGAAATAAAGTGCTGACACCTGAATTTGTGGATGACCACAGCGGCTCAGACCTGCACCGATTCGGTTGGCTGCCAGATTCACTTATCGGTGAGCTACCGAAAGAATGGAACGTACTGGTGGGCGAGCAGGACAACAAGAATGCCAAGATAGCGCACTACACGCTGGGCATACCTGAGTTTGAGCACTATGAAGATTGCGACTTTAGCCAGCAATGGTTTAATACCAAGAGCAGGATGCTCAACGGCTTAATCAAGATGAGGGAGCTAGAACATGGATAAAGAAGAAATGGCTAGAGCCTTGGTTAATTTAGACACCAAAGGGCAAAAAGAACAAGAGCTATACACCCAAAACATGATGGATCAGCTCAACCGCATGAAAAGCAATCAAGTTGAGCAATTGGGCGTAGGTAATGAGTTAGGTTATGCAGATTTAAGGGCATTTAAAAATCCTAATGCTTTGCAGGGAACGCTTGGAACAGACACGCCAATTGGCAATTTGGAATATGCAAAAACAGCTAACCCTATGGGTTTGGAAAACACTGTATCGTTGAGCAACCAAATGCCTGTTGGCGGTGGAATGGCGCAAGTTGATTTGCTAAAAAGCCTAAATACGCCAGAGCGCACAGCAACCCTTGGCTATAACGCACCAATGGGTCGCGGTCAATTTCAAGCAAGGGCAATGACAGGTCAAGATGCTGAACGTCAAAAAATAAAAGAAATGCAGATGCAATACCTGCAACAACTTAACAAAAACATGGGAGTTGGCGTTTACGGCAAGAAAACACCTTATGACCAAAGCATAGGGTTACAACTTCAAGGTAGATTCTGATGCCAAGCTACTCTAAAAAACAAGCCCAATTTATGCAAGCTGCGGCGCATAACCCAGAGTTCGCCAAGAAAGCCGACATTTCTGTTAAGGTTGCCCAAGACTATGCGGCTGCCGACAAAAAGATGGCAATGGCAAAAGCCTTAGCGAGGAAATAATGCCTAAAAAATATGGTGATTACAAATTATTAGCCCAAGCAATTAGCCGACAGCCTGGCCTTGCACCTTATGGCATGAGATATTTGGAGGAGGGGCAAGGTCTTACAGATGCCACACCCAAAGGCAAAGGTTACTTTGGGGAAATACCTGTAAAAAAAGGAGGCATTATGGGAGAAATGTCTAGCGCTTACGAACAAGACGGCAAGCTGGTGTCTCACCCATTGATCGTGCCGACCTTAACAAAACAAGAGATTGACCTGTTAGGGATGGGACTAGAGCCAACCCCTGAGATATACAAAAAAGCACAAGACTATGCCCAGCAACGAATTGCCGCAGGTCAAAGCCCATTTGCAACAGGGCAAGAGTTAAGATACCCTGTCCCAACAGAGTAACATAATGCTTTATTATGAATAACGAAACTAAAGTAGTTAAAACTAGAAAGAAAGCTGGCGGTCGCATTGTAGGTACGCCTAATAAGGTCACAGCACAGGCTAGAGAGGCCATAGCGATGTTTGTGGATGGGAATGCCCACCGACTTGCACAGTGGCTTGACGAGGTTGCTACGGGTGTTCCTGAGCATGACATAAAACCCAATCCTGCCAAAGCCTTTGAGTTATTCCAATCGGTGGTTGAATATCATGTGCCTAAGCTGGCAAGGACAGAAATTACTGGTAAGGACGATGGCCCAGTAGAAATGGTGGTGACATGGGGCGGCGTGAAGTAATCCTGCCATACAGCCCAAGGGCGGCTTTTATGCCGTTTCATCTAAGGACAGAGCGATGGTCATGCCTACTCGCCCACCGTAGAGCTGGAAAGACCGTAGCGGCAATCAACGACCTGATCAAACGAGCAATTACTGAGGGCGGTCGGGGCGCACAGTATGCGTACATAGCCCCGTTCAGAAGCCAAGCCAAGCGGGTGGCATGGGATTACATCAAGCATTACGCCGCGCCAGTAACCAAAGCCACAAACGAAGCCGACTTGATGGTGGAGCTGGTGAACGGCGCAAAGATCATGCTATTTGGAGCAGACAACGCTGACGCTATGCGGGGCATGGGCTTTAACGGCGTTTACATGGACGAATACGGTGACTTTAGACCAAGCGTTTGGGGAAACATCATCAGACCGTGTTTGAGTGATCGGCTCGGCTGGGCCGTGTTTGGGGGTACGCCAAAAGGCAAAAACCAGTTCCACGACATCTACAAGGTCAGCCAAGTTGTGCCAGATTGGTTTCTGCTGCGCCTACCAGCTTCGGTGTCTAAGCTGTTGCCAGACACGGAATTGCAGGCGGCTCGGTCTCAGTTAAGCCAAGACCAGTACGATCAGGAATACGAGTGCAGCTTTGATGCCGCCTTGCTGGGAGCGTTCTTTGGTCAGGAAATGCGCCAGGCTGATGCCGAGGGCAGAATTTGTGAGCTACCGTTTGAGCCAGAATCCCCAGTATTTACCGCATGGGACTTAGGTTATCGAGACGACACCGCCATTTGGTGGTATCAGGTGGTCAGGGGCGAAATCAGGGTAATGGACTATTACGCTGTAAGCGGCGCAAGCATTGAGGAAATAGCCGATGTGGTCATAGCCAAGGGCTACCGATACACCCGCCACTATTTGCCGCATGATGCTCGAGCCAAAACCTTGGCAAGCGGTGGAAAGTCTATTGTTGAGCAGTTGGCGGCACATTTGGGCGGCATGAGCAAGCTGGCAATAGTGCCTGAGATTGGCATACAAGACGGCATCCAAGCGGTGAGGATGATCCTGCCTATTTGTTATTTTGACTCCAGATGCGATGAGGGGCTGGAAGCGTTAAGGCAATATCAGCGTGAATATGATGAAGATAAGAAAACTTTTCGTCAAACTCCGCGCCACGATTGGTGCTCACACCCAGCAGATGCGTTTAGAATGCTTGCAGTAGCTTATAGACAAGAAGCAAAAGATCAGACACCGCCCAAGGGCAAGACCCTGCAAACCATCACATTAGATGAGCTGTGGGACTTTGAGATGCAACATAAAGAGGAACGAATATGAGCCAACCAGTAGCAGAAGTCGGTGGATATAAAAACATCACCGCCACAGGCGCAGTCAGCACAGGCCCTTGCCAGTTGATTGGTTTCTACGTCAATAACACGACCGCAGGCACATTGGTGCTGCGTAACGGCGGGTCAGGTGGTGAGGTGATGAGTGGCACGATCACGCCATTGATTGGCTTTCACCGATTCCCTGCCAACGTGGGTGTCAGTCTGTACGCCACGATTGCAGGCACTGGATTGGATGTGACATTCTTCTTTGCCGCAGGTAGTTAATCATGACTGAAAACGGCGCATACGAGGGCGAAGACCCAGGCCCGTACTGGCATGACCAGATTGAAACCGCCATCAAGATATTTGATAAGTGGGAAAAGCGTGGGCAAAAGGTAGTCAAGCGGTATCGGGATGAGCGTGATGCCATTGAGATGCCGAGGATGAAGTTCAATATCCTTTGGTCAAACATCCAAGTCCTGTTCCCTGCCCTTTACGGTCGCCAAGCTAAACCCGAAGTTTCACGCCGGTACATGGATCAAGACCCTGTAGGTCGCTTGGCCTCCACAATGCTTGAGCGTGTCATGGAATACGAGACCATGCAATTTGGTGACTTTGACGCTGCGATGTCTGGTGCGGTGCAGGACAGATTGCTGCCTGGTCGCGGTACAGCGTGGATTCGTTACGAGCCGGTTATTGTCAACGAGCAGCCCGAGGCAACCGAAACCACAGGGCAGATGGAAGAACCCACCGAGCCGCAGGTTAGTACCGTGGTGGAAGACCCCACAGAGCGCATTGATGCAGCTCACAGCCCGATTGATTACGTCTACTGGTCAGACTTCCTACATTCACCTGCTCGCACATGGGATGAGGTTTGGTGGGTAGCTCGAGCGGTTTATATGACCAAGGACGAGGGTGTAGAGCGCTTTGGTGACGTATTCAAAAACGTTAGCCTGACCAGCTCAAACACCGACATGGACGGCAAAAATCCATTGACCGCCAAGATGACCTACGACAAAAAGGCGATGGTCTATGAGATTTGGAACAAGCGCAGCGGTAAGGTTTGCTGGATTGCCAAAGGTTATCCACAGGCATTAGACGAGCGTGATGACCCGTTAGAGCTGGAAGAATTCTTTCCATGTCCTAAGCCGTTGATGGCGACCACCACCACTGGCACAATGATCCCTGTACCTGACTACTGTGAGTACGAAGATCAGGCGCAGGAGCTAGACAACCTAACGCAACGCATTTACCTGCTGACTAAGGCTTGTAAAGCTGTCGGTGTGTTTAATGCTGAGTTCAAAGAGCTGGCGCGGATGTTTAGTGAGGGCGTGGACAACAAGCTATTCCCAGTGACTGCATGGGCGGCAATGTCGGAAAAAGGCGGCTTAAAGGGCGCTATCGACATGATGGACACATCGCAGATCATTGTGACTTTGCGAGAGTTGTACCAAGCCCGAGAGCAAGTCAAGCAGTCGATTTACGAGATCATGGGCATATCGGACATCCTGCGCGGATCGTCTAAGGCTCAGGAAACCCTCGGGGCTCAACAGCTCAAAGCCAACTTTGGTAGCCTGCGGTTAAAGAGTAGCCAAGGCGAAGTGGCAAGGTTTGCGACTGACATCTTTAAGCTCAAAGCACAGATTATTTGTAAGTTTTACCCGCCTGAGCTGATTGTTGAGATGTCAGGTGTGATGAACACACCGGACGGTCAAGACCCGCAGATGTTGCAAGCGGCGATTCAGATGCTGTCCAACAGCACAATTCGAGATTTCCACATTGCGGTCGAAGCTGACAGCCTAGCTCAGATTGACGAGCAGGCAGAAAAGCAAGGCGCACAAGAAGCGATTCAAGCTATCGGTATGTTCTTGCGTGAGGCAATCCCCATGATTGCCCAAGCGCCCGAGACTTTGCCAATGGCCTCTGAGATGCTGTTATTCCTTGTACGCCGATTCAGAGCTGGTCGGGGATTGGAGAGCGCGGTTGAAAGGGCAATGAAAGCCCTGCAAGACAAGGCAGACGCTGCCAAACAGCAACCGCCTGGCCCACCGCCAGAGATGATGCAAATGCAAGCTGAACAACAGGCCGAGCAAATGCGGATGCAGGCACAGGCTCAGACTGAGCAGATGAAAGTGCAAGCGCAAGCCCAGATTGAGCAGGGTAAGGCGCAACTTGAGATGCAAATGCACCAGGCTAAAACTCAGGCAGAGATGCAATTGGCGCAGATGAAGGCCGAGTTTGAAACCGCAAAACAAAATAATGAGATGCAGATTAAAGCCAGAGAAATGGCGGGAAGGGAAGAATATGAGCGATGGAAAGCAGAACTTGATGCAGCGACTAAAGTCCTTGTGGCTCAAATTGGCGCAAAAGCTGGGCTTGATCAAGCCGCAATGAGCGCACAACTGGCGGCATCTGAGGAAGTTGACTCTACTTTGGGTGACGGCATGAGCGAGGCAATCAACCGATTAGCTGATATGCACGGTCAGACATTGGGACAAATTACAGGCGTGATGCAAGCCATTAGCGCACCCAAACGCATTATTCGTGGGCCAGACGGTCGGGCGGCGGGTGTTGAGATTGCTACATGAGCTTAGTTCTTGCTGATAGGGTCAGGGAGACCACCACTTCCACAGGCACAGGCACGATAACCCTTGGTGGCGCAGTTTCAGGGTTTCAATCGTTTAGCGTCATTGGCAACAACAACACAACCTATTACACAATCTCAGGCGGGACTCAATGGGAGGTAGGAATTGGGACGTATTACGGCGGGACTTTAGCCAGAACAACCGTAATTTCCTCATCCACAGGCTCAAAACTTGATCTTGCGGCGGGTAGTAAAGATGTATTTGTTACTTATCCTGCGGAAAAGTCAGTTAATCAGGATGCCAATAATCGTGTTTTGATACCTTACACATCAGGAATAACTGACACAGGTTCTTTAAATGTCGGCAGCGCCACATTACATACAGACTCGGGCGTGATTGCGGGGTTTACCGCTAGTGAACCGTTATATCTTTACACCAGCTTGCAAAACACCGATTCAGGGGCAACATCGTATGCCAGTTATGCGGTCAATGATGGCGGTCATACGGCTTACGGCGAGCTGGGAATAAATAACGCAAATTACAGTTATTCAGCAGCAGGGTTTCCCAATAATGGGTTTTCTACGCCATTGGCAAGTTTTGTGGAATCGTATGGTGGCCCATTAGTTTTAGGTAGTTGGGACAATCAAAAAATCAGTTTTATTGTCAATGGTGCATACAGTACAACAGACGTAATGACCATTAACACCAATGGATCGGTGGCATTTAATGGTCAAGTGGGGACTGCGGGGCAGGTTTTGCAAAGCAATGCCACAAGCGCACCGACATGGGTTACCCCAGCTTCGGGCGGCACAGTTACAAGCGTAAGCGGTACAGGTACGGTCAGCGGTTTAACCTTAACAGGCACGGTAACCAATAGCGGGAATCTAACCCTTGGCGGCTCAATCACAGGATTTGCAACAAGCGGGGCTAATACCAACCTGACATCTGTGGCGCTGACAACAGGCACGGTTTCAACCGCACCCAGCTCAAGCACCGATATTGTCAACAAGTCCTATGCCGATTCAATTGCATCTGGCGTTAACTTTCATGCTGCGGCGCAATATGCAACGACAGCGGCTTTATCAGCAAACACATACAACAACGGTTCAAGCGGGGTCGGCGCAACATTAACTGCTGTGGCAGTTGGTACGCTGATTATTGACAGTTACACGCTAGTTATTGGTGATGTGGGTAAGCGTTTACTGATAAAGAATGAGGCAATTCAAGCTAATAACGGTGTATATACACTGACTCAAGCGGGGACTGCGTTATTACCGTACATCCTGACAAGGGCAACCGACTATGACACAAGTGGCGCGGGAACAAACGAAGTAGATCAAGGTGATTACATACTTGTAATTAGCGGAACAGTCAATGCTAATACATCATGGGTACAGCAAACACCGTTACCGATCACGATTGGCACGACAAGTATTGTTTTTATTGAGTTTGCCGCAAGTCAAACATACACCGCTGGCACTGGTTTAACCTTAACAACCAATCAGTTTTCGATCACTAACGTGGGAACAGCGGGGACTTATGGAGCAGCGGCAACCGTCCCAGTCATCACAACAAACGCCCAAGGGCAAGTCAGCTCAGTCACAAACACCGCTATTGCTATTGCTGGTAGTGCTGTTACTGGGGATATTACTGGTAATGCTGCCAACGTAACAGGTACTGTTGCAATTAATAAAGGTGGAACAGGTCAAACAACACAACAAGCGGCATTAACAGCACTTTCTGGCACACAAACAAGTGGTCAATATTTACGTTCAAATGGAACAAATACTCTGTTATCTGGAATTCAAGCCGCAGATGTACCAACGCTAAACCAAAACACAACAGGAACGGCAACCTTAGCCAAAAGCACTTCAGCATTTACAACTGGCACAGCACAAACCTATACCGCACCTGCAAATACTCAGTGGGTTAAGGTCACGGTGGTCGGCCCAGGCGGTAACGGCGGCGCGGCAACTGGACAAAGAGCGACAGGCGGCGGTGGTGGCGGTGTGGCAATCAAATGGCTATCCATGACCGCAGCACAAACCTTGGTCTACACGGTAGGCACAGCATCTGGCACAGCATCTACCGTGGCATCTGGCACGTTAACCATCACCACAATAACGGCAAACTCAGGTACAAACGGCACAGGCACTGCTTACGCTAACTCAATTACGGCTGGCGGCGCAGGTGGCACGGCAACTAACGGCGATGTCAACATCACTGGTGAACAAGGTGGGTATTCTTACGGTTCAGGCACAACAGTTCAAACTAACTTTGGCGGCAAGGGCGGGGATTGTCCTGGCTTTGGCTCTGGTGGCCCTGCCGTGGCAATTGTGGCAACCGCAGGCGTACAAGGTCAAGGTTTTGGTGCTGGTGGCGGTGGCGCTCACGGCAACGCAACATCCGCAGCAGGTCGAGGTGGGATTATTATCTTTGAGGCGTATTGATGTTTGGCTATACCTCATTTGCTGAGTTACCGTTTGCCACAATCGGCGTTACGGTAACCCCAGCGCCAGAAGTCTTACTTGGTGGACACTTTGGCTTTGATGAGCGTGATAAGCATTGGGAAGAAGAAAAGCGGCAAGAGGAAAAGCGCAGGGAGAAAATCAAGACCGCCTTGTTTGGCTTACCGCCAGAAAAGCGTGAGCAGATCACCACAGCGCCAGCCCAAACAATAGATATTGCGGCACAAACAGTAATCACTTATGATGCGATCATGGTTCAGATTGAGACGCTAAGAAAGCGGATTGAATTTGAACAAGATGAAGAAGATTTTGAGACATTATTGGAGTTTCTTTGAAAACAACATGGGTTTTTCCATCTGACGGTAGCGAGCCATACGAAAAGACCAGTGGACGGTCTGGTGAATACACCACCGTAATGGGCGACATAGCCCCATTCATGTCCCCTGATGGCAAGATGATTGAGGGTAGAAAGCAGTGGCGTGACCATTTAAAGCGCACCGATTCCATTGAGATGGGGCATTCAGATGTTAAGTATGCTCAAGAACAGTGGAACAAGAAAAAAGAAGTTCACCGCGACCGGCTGCGTGGACAGTTGGCAACCGTGCAAGAGTTTGACCGACCAGGCGCACCGATTTCCCCTGTTAAGATGTCTAACCTAAACGTAGAGATGGCAAACCGCCTACACAACCGTCCCATGCCTGAGCGCAAGGAGATGATCAAAATGACCCTCGATCAAATGAAAAGGATGAAGTGATGGAAAACGAAGTTGTCGCACCCGACACAGTAGAAACACCAGCACCCGAAACCCCAGCGGTTGAAGCGCCCCAAGCGCCAGCAGAACCGCAAAGCAGAGCCGATACGATTCGTGAGGCACTGACAAAGACACCTACAAACCGTGGCAAGCACGCTGCCACCCAGCCCCGTGAGGGTGGTAAGTTTGCCCCTAAATTCCCGACCGACCAGACCCAAGCACCTCAAATGGCTGAAAAGCCAAGAGCCGAGATGCCCAAAAGCCTGCGCCTTGAGCTGAAAGAACATTGGGAAAAAGCCCCGCCTGAGTTACAACAAGCCTTTGCCCAGCGGGATGCCGATTACGAAAAGGGCATCACCTCATATAAACAAAGGGACGCAGAGGCACGGGCGATAACCGAACAATTTGCACCGTATGAGTGGATTTTAAGGAACGAGAACTCAACACCTGCTCAGGCCATTGGCCCATTGCTACAGACGGCGGCATTGCTTAGAACTGGTACACCGCAGCAGAAATCGCAAGCGGTTGCTCAAATGATTCAGCAATTCCAGATTCCTTTAGAGCAAGTGGCTGCTTACTTTGGCGGCGAAGCACCACCACAGCAAGATTCCCACTACAATCAACTGGCGCAACAAGTACAGCAGCTCACGCAACACATCACGCAGAGCCAGTACGAGGCACAGAAACAGAATGAAAACAGAGCACTCTCTGTAATCCAGCAGTTTGCGAGCGACCCCG